TGGATTTGCTGGATTGCTAGGATTTCAGGGACCACAAGGAGGAGTTGGTGCAAGTCCAACTGGAGCAACCGGCCCACAGGGTGCACAGGGAGCTGCTGGCCCTACGGGCGCTGGTGGTGCCGGTGGGGCACAAGGTCAAACCGGACCAACCGGACCAACCGGACCAACCGGTCCTCAAGGAGCACCTGGCATAAATGTGCCCGCGCCTGTTGGAGTGGCATGTCCTACTGGCACAGGCTCGTGCTTCTTGCCCGATGCGCAGGTGCTTATGGCAGACTTAACTTATCGCGATATAGCTGATGTTAAAGTTGGAGATCTAATGTGGTCTGTAAATGGACCAACGCCATGTGTTAAAGAGTATGTAACTACTCTAGGACATCGCGAGATGGTTACTTTTAATGATGATTCTTCAATTTGGTCAAGTGAGCACCTTCACTGGACTAACAGCAGCGGCTCTCACTGGTGGTGGTCGTGGAACTATAATCACTGGAAAGAAGAAGTTGATTTGGGTATAACTGTAGGTCTTGAAGATAACGTAAGCGTTAAGAACCACAGTGATAAGAGTAATCACATGTTTGCTCATATTGATGGATGGAAAGAAGTAGTTCCTGTAGCTATTAAGAAGCCAGAATACACGCCTGATCTTAAGCTTTATCTATCAGAAACTGGCAATGGTGAACCAATTATTGTTAACGGTTATCTTGTTGCCGGTGGAACCGATGGATTCAAATTTGATTATGCTAAGATCAACTGGGATAAAATCGTAGAACAACTAAAGGAAAGTAAGTAACATGGCTTTTTTTGCTGGAAGCAAAGTTCTTATGGCCGATGGCTCTAAAAAGAACATTGAAAATATTGTTTATGGAGATTACATAAAAGATTTTCAAGGCAATTCTAGAATGGTTGACGGGATTCGCGTCATGCCAGTTTCTCCTAAAAGAGAGTTTTGGTTAGTCAATGAAACTTTTTTAGTGACTAACTCAACGATTATTTCTGCTGAGAACTATAAGTTTAAGTTTATTGGTCAGTTATATGACGAAGTACCTGATGTCTATAAAGTTACAGAAACTTCTATCTATACAGGAGAGCATAACCAACTTGTGAGGAAATGGGTTTGGTTCGACGAAGCTTATAATATTACTCATTTAGAACTTGGTCATAAGTTAATGAGAGAAAATAATACGCTTGATAATGTTTTTTCTATTAGACAAATCACTCGAGAAGAAGCGGGTGATCCTCCAGTATGTTATTTATTTTCAGCTGACAGCGGAACATGCTGGATTGATGGTTACCTCTGCACTTGCAGATTTTCTGAAAAATGGGATTATAATTTGATGCAGCCTATCGATGGTAATGTTACTATAACCTGTAATACTTTAAACGTTACTTATGCAAAAAGACATGTAAATATAGATTTTTCTACGAATGAAGACTCAATATGGGACGAAGAACAACAGGGTTGGCTCAATCATTGGATGAAAAAATAATATATTTGAACTGGCTATGGAGTTTTTAGTATGCATGACATGAAACCTATTGAAATATTTAAGATTCCAGTTTATAGTTTTAAGTTTAAAGATCACTATCTTTATAAAGAAGAGTGGTCAAACTTTTTAAGAGACTATGAATATAAAGGGAAAAAAAAGAAAGAACATTTCTCAATAACAAATCCAAATCTACATAAAGATAATGTTTTTAATCCTTTAAGAGTCTTTATGCTTGAGTGCTTATATGAAGTTCTTAAAGACTGTGGAATGCACTTTGATGTTGGCTTAACAAGTATGTGGGGGACGCAGCAGTCACACGGCGGCTATCATCACGTTCACACGCATGGAAATTCATTCTTTGCAGGTGTCTACTACTTAAAATCAGAAGGTGCAGATGAGCCTTCTGGAACAGTTTTTCAAAACGCTCTCAGCGATTTTATGATGATAAGAATGCATAAGCCATATAGCAACTTACAGCCAGCTAAGTCTACAACTTTTGACTTTCAATATCATGAGAAATTTGAAGAAGGAAAGATGGTTATTTTTCCAGCATGGTTGAGACATACAACTAAGACAAATAACGGAGAGAGAAGACAGATATTAGCTTTCAACTCGATGCCGATAGGTAAAAGTTCGAACGACCCATACGATAGGTATGACTATCATGATTTTAGGAATGAATCTATGTGTGGTGACGAACTATAAATACTAAAAACTAAGAGGAAGTAATAAAAAAAATGGCAATTCCAGCATCAAGAGCCGACTTTAAAGAATATTGCCTACGTAAGCTGGGTAAGCCGGTTATTGAGATCAACGTCGACGATGATCAAGTAGAAGATCGTATCGATGAGGCCCTTCGTTACTATTGGGACTACCATTTTGATGGCTCCGACAAGCAGTATTATAGATACAGCGTCCAAGCTAAAAACTTTCCAGACAGAGTAGCCGAGATAAGAATAGTATCTGGTGGCACGGGCTATTCAAATAGTGACAGCATCACTATTACTAGAGCCACCGGTGATACACAGGGAATCAATGCTGCGGCTACTCTTACTACGGATGGCAATGGTACTATTGTAAGTGTTAATATCACCAACAACGGTCTATATTATAGACTAGATCCAACCGTAACGATTAATACGAGTGGAGGCACCGGAGCAAGTCTCGTGGCCAGCAAAGGTGGTTATATTCCTCTTCCAGATAATATTATTGGTGTAGTTAATTTATTTCCAATTGGTCAGTCTCTAAACACAAATAATCTTTTCAATATTCGTTATCAGATCGCGTTAAACGATCTTTATACATTGACGTCTGTGTCGATGGTTCCTTATTATATGGCTCTCAATCACGTTCAGTTTCTCGAGCAGATGCTAGTTGGTCAACAGCCTCTTAGATATAATCGTCACATGAATAGAGCCTATATCGATATGGATTGGAACATTGTCAATCCGGGAGACTTCATCGTTCTTGAAGCATATTCAATTGTTGACCCAAACACCTATACTAAGGCATGGGGTGACCGTTGGCTGGCAAGATATTCGGAGTGTCTAATTAAAGAACAGTGGGGCCAGAATCTTAAAAAGTTTGATGGTATGAAGATGCCAGGTGGTTTAACATTTAATGGTCAGCAGATCTATAATGAAGCCATCAAAGAGAAAGCAGATTTAGAAAAAGAAATGATCTTTAGCTATTCACTTCCAGCAGCAGATATGATCGGATAGTCGATGGCGACTAACTTCTTTTTTAATAACTTTAAATCTAGCCAGGAGCAGCAGCTTCTTGAGAACCTAATCGTTGAAGCGATTAGGATCTACGGCGAAGACATGTACTACGTACCAAGAAATCTTAATAATTTCGACCAATTACTTACTGCAGATGATCAGTCATCTTATACCAATCCATATCTAGTAGAAATTTATATTAAGTCTGTAGATGGATTTGCGGGTGACGGTAACTTCATGTCTAAGTTTGGTCTTGAGATCAGAGACCAAGTCGTGTTCTCAATTGCGCAAAAAGTTTTCAATCAAGAGATTGGAGCATACACCGCTTTAACGAGACCAAGAGAAGGAGACTTGATCTTCTTCCCACTTAATAACAAGTGTTTTCAGATTAAGTATGTCAACAAGTTTGAGATGTTTTATCAACTTGGTGCTCTCCAGACTTGGGAGATGACTTGTGAACTATTCGAATACTCAGACGAACAGTTCAACACTGGTATTCCTGAAATTGATGCCATTCAGACTAAGTTCTCAACTAATATTCTTGATTGGGCAATCAAAGACGAGCAAGATAACTATCTACTCGATGAAGATGACAACTACATCACGATGGAAGGATTTAATATCGAGCAAGTAGTGGTTGGTGCTCAGAACGAGACTCTTAAAGAAGGAACTGATAACTTCCCATCTGGATCAAACGACTTTGTAGACTTCTCTGCAAAAGATCCATTCAGCGAAGGAGCTGTCTGATGTTTCGTCAAACTTTTTACTTTTCTACGATAAGAAAATATGTTACTCTATTTGGTACTCTTTTTGATGATATTCTTATCGAAAGAACCGATCACGCCGGTGACTTGACTGCTCTCATTAAAGTTCCGATCACTTATGCTCCAAAAGAAAAGATGCTTGCGAGAACTTTGGGTGATCCTAACATCGATCGTCAGACAGCAACTCCGACTCTTCCTATCATGTCTTTTGAGATGACAAACATCTCATATGATGCATCACGTAAGTTGAATACTATTAGAAGAACAGTAGTGTCTGATAGTGATCCCAATAAGATGAAGTATCAATATGCTCCGGTAGCATATAACATTGGATTTAGACTTCATGTCTACGTAAAGAATGCCGAAGACGGAACAAAAATTATTGAACAAATTCTTCCATACTTTACTCCAGACTGGACAACTACAGTCCAACTTATTCCTGAGATGGACATCACTCTTGAGATTCCAGTAATTCTTGATAGGATCTCCCAAGAAGATTCATATGATGGACAGTTCAAAGAAAGAAGAGCTCTTACGTGGACTTTGGACTTTACTCTTAAAGGTTACGTATATGGACCTATTAAGAAAGGTGCAATTATTAAGTTTGCAAATACAGTATATTATACACCGTCTAGCGGCCTTCTCAACGGTGATGGAACCACAGACCCAACCATGTATTATACTGTTCAACCCGGACTCACGGCTAATGGCCT